GATAATTATTTGAATCGGAAGTTCCTGTTGAAGGCATAGAAACCATAGGAGGTCCTTCTTCTGTATTATTTCTTTCTAATACAGGATAGTTAACAAACTTTAATGCCTCTTTAGCGACAGTATCTCCTACAGCACCAGCAGCAGCACTACCAATAACACCTCCCACAATACCTCCTATTAACCCACCTAATCCTGGAATTGGTATTAAGATTTGACCAAACAAAGCTCCAGCTCCAGCGCCTGCTTTCCATCCCACTGCACCAGCTAGATTAGAAGCAAAACCTCTAACAGCAGCTTGTAATAAATCTTGCCCTTCAGATAAGTTTAATAAGGTATCAATAAAGAAACCAATAAAAGGAATTTTGGAAATAGCACCTAAAGCTTTTCTTAAGACACTAGGCTGTACGCCATTTTTAACAGCTAAAGGGTCTTTAACAACTGCATTTGTTAAATCATCAATAAATTTTTTAAGACCTTTACTTTGCTTAGGATCTATAGCAGTTTCTCCTGCTGTTTGAGCTGCTTCTGCTGCTTGTTTAGTTCCTTTTACTTTATCACTACCACCTCCTGTTATAAAATCTTTAAATTTTTGAAATAAATTTTTAGGTTTTGGTTTAGGTTTTCCTGGCTTAGGTGTCTCAGGTGATGGTTTAGGTGTCTCAGGCGATGGTTTAGGTACTTCAGGTTTTGGTTTAACGCCTCTAATTTTATCTGCAATACCTTTTCCAAGATTTTTAATTCTCTGAATTAAGCCATTTATAACTCTACCTAAAAAAGTTTTTATTTTGTTAAAAATCTTTGCAGCGATTTGAGTTGCTTTTTGGAAGATTACTTCTCCAACAGCAACTGCTCTTAAAGCAAGTCTAGTTAAAAAGTTTTTTATTCCACCGAATGCAATATCAAGTATTGATGCAACTCCTCTAAAATTAGAAGCAAAATTCCCTATTTCAGATCCTAATTTTGGTAAATCTACATCAACAAAATTTTTAATCCTATCTATTATTTCTGGAAGATTATCAATTGTCCATGCACCAAGCAAAAGTCCAATTGCATTTAATATTCTTTGGAATAAACCTCTAGCAGGTTCTACTACTTTTTTAGCAGTATTTCCTATCCCATTTAATACAGATTTAGTTGCTTTACCAACACCTTCTAATAAGCCTTCAGCGGCATTTCGTAAATAATTTTCTCTTCTTCTTTGCTCTGCTCTAGTTTCATCTACAATATTTTTAGCTTGCTGTTCTCTTGATTCTGCTACATTATTAGCTAGATTTTGTATATTTTGTCTATTTTGAACAACCTGTTCTGCAACTGTTGAAGCAGTTTGTTGATAGCTTTGTTGAACCTGTTGAACTGTTTGAGTTAATTTATTAACAGCAACAATAGCTGTCTGTGGATTTGCCGCTGCACGAGCTCCTGTACCACCACCTCCAACGCCTCCTCCCATTCCACGGGAAGCACGGAACATAGCGATTCTTTGTTGTTTGGTGAGGTATTTACCTGTTTGTGGGTCAACACCTCTACTAGCAGCACCAAATAGATCAGCCATTTTGTTGTGCGTTAATTCTTTGTTCTTCCTCTTCTATCCAGTTCTTAAGTAAGGTGATGTAAATTTCCCTTTCCCAAGGAATCATATTTTCAAGTTCAGTAAGACTGTACTTATGATGTTGCATCAACGCAAAGTTAGTTTTATAGTATGACTCAAGATCTTCATGAGCCATACTTACGCGAAAAAAGATCCTAGACCTTCTAATACAACATTATTTTTTACACCAGTTTCTGGATTTATAACCTCAATAGTATGAGAAAGTTTGGGCATTGTGGTAAAGAACTTTTCTAATTTAGCAAAATTCTTTGGTTCTAAATCTTCAACCCATGAAACCAATTCAGCTAAAGTACAATCAGAAGCGGCAAATGATTCTTCTTCAGAATAAACTTGCTCTATACAATTAGCAATTAGTTCTAAACTTTGCTCAACTGTTACTTCTTCAGTATCTAATTCCATAGTTGTATCCATTGTTGGATACTTCATCAATACAGAATATTCATCATTAATTTTAATATTTTTCTCATGTTCATCATCAACAATTACTTGAACTTCATCAAGATAAATTGTAACTGGAACTTGAGTCACTCCATCATCAGGACATGTAACTAAAACTTCAACATCTTCACCTACAGATTTACCTCTGATATGAAGAAAGAGATATTCAATATCAAATGTTGCTAACTCGTCAATTTTAAATCCACGAGTTTGAATACAAGCACCGATAACTTCTTTGATTGCTTTAGTGATTTCATTTTGATTATTTGACTCTTGAGCCAAAATCAAAACTTTTTCTTCTTTAACAAGGAAAGGTCTATATTTGACTTTTTTCCCAGTAGAAGGCACAACTAATTCATGACTAATTTTAGCAATCTTCGGCAAAGACATAATGTAGCTGTTATGATATAGTTATTATTATTTAGCTGGTATATTCTAACTTCTGATATGGTATTTTTTCAATGGTATCATATTCGGGACCAGAAAATACTTCATATAAAGGACTCTGTAATTGATTGAAATTATAATTTCTTATTTCATATATGTGATAATTAATCCCTCTAAATCCCCATGGAAATATTCCTGTAACTTCAACCAAAGGATATCTATCAGTTAATAACTCTGGTGTAATTGCATTATAAATGAATGTATAATATTTTCCACCAATCGGTACTTGAGTGGTTGTTTGTCTCAATGCTGCTACAATTTGACGCATTAATTGGTCTGAACTTTCAGCACCTGTAACATTATCAAATACAGGTCGCAGTCTATTTTCAGGTACATTTCTAGACCTGCTTCCTCTTTGAGCTTTTTGTTGTCTTAAAGTTTTTCTAGGCATTATACTCCAAGCTCTTTTTCAGTCATTATTTTCCACTCCCAACCATTATCTAAACAAAATTCTTCAGCTGCTTTCCACTTTGCTGTATTTTGTGCGTACAATGATTCAGCAATCAATTGATTTTTAGTTCTTCTTGCTGGTGTTGGTGATCTTGTTTCTTTGGCTGGTTTAATTTCTATTAAAGATTTCTTTTTCTTACCTTCTTTATTAATATATTCAATATAGATATCAGGAAAGTATCTAGCAACTCTTTTCTTTACTGGATTAAAATATCTAATTGCAATCTCTTCACTTGCCCATTTTAATATTTTTTCGTTTGTATCGCAATAGCGAAACATTTTTCTTTCCCAGAGGGATCTATAAACTATTTGATTGGCGTCTCCAATATACTTTTTAGGATTCTCTGGTTTATAGATTCCCTTGTAGCTCATAAATAAATAAGGTAACACCATAGGTATTTAGAGTGCCTCGTTTAATTACACCAGACGAAATAAGACCTCTGATAGGAAATTTATCAAGGCCTAATTATTATGAAATGAGATTTGGTGGATTACCTCTTGAACTAACAAGTTATCTTACCACAAGGGGAGTTAATGTTCCATTCATTACTAATGATATGGGACTTCTTTGTGATAACGCACAGCTTCCTGGAATGGGAATCGCAGACACACAAAGTTATGATTTTACTGGAGTTACACAAAACTTTGCACATGCACAGATTTTTACTCCTATAAATCTTTCCTTTTATGTTGATGATGAGTATAGAACTCTAAAGTTTCTAAATCATTGGATGGAATATATTTTTAGTGGTAATGGAACGGGCACTAATTTTTATGCAAATAATGCCTATAATTATAGGTTAAAATATCCTAAAAGTTACAAAGCTGATAGCTGTAAGATATTTAAATTTGAAAAGGATTTTGAAAGAATTCTTGAGTACTCATTCATTGGTTTATTTCCTAAAAACCTTTCATCATCTCAAGTGAGATATGGTCCAAACAATGAACTCACTAGAGTAAATTGTAGTTTTACTTATGATAGATACATTCCTGGTTCAATTTATAGCTTTGATTTTGTAAGAGGTCAAGGAAATGATCTTTTATCAACATTAAATGATATTACAAACTTTGCTCAAGATGGGTTAAGTTTATTAAACCGATTTTTAAATAGGTAATAAAATGCTTAGATACCCAAGAGAAAGAATTAGTGGAGATTATGACTACTTGGAAATACAGGTAGTTAGATATACACCACCAGGGCTTGGAAATTTAAACCAAAGGAATGAAGTTTTTCGTGCTCCATCAGGCACAAGTAAAAATTTTAATCCTCCAGCTTCTAGGATAATTGAAACTATTGCTTTACCAATGCCTAATGGTGTTGTTGATAATAACTCTGTTAATTGGACGGAGGATAGACTTAATGCGTTTGAGGCTGCTGGTTTAGGAGTAGGAAATACTGTATTAGAAGATAATAGACTACCGGAGGGGGAAGGAGGACTTGGTGGTATAGCTAGTGGTTTATTTAATACAGCTCTTGGTGCTGTTCAGGGTGGTGGAGATATACTTGGTAGGATTTTTAATGATACTAATGCAAGAACTGCGGGTAGAAATGAATTACTAAGAAGAGCTGTTAATCAATTAGGAGGTAATGTGTCCGCACAAGGATTATTATCCAGAGCACAAGGACAAGTTTTAAACCCAAATTTAGAACTTTTATTCAGAGGAGTTAATCTTCGAAATTTTGATTTTACATTTACAATGTCTCCAAGAGAAAGGGGAGAATCAGAAGAGATTAAAAAAATAATTAGAGTATTTAAAGAAAATATGGCTGCTAAAAATACTTCATCTCAAGGAACAGGACGCGGTATTTTTATTGCAGCTCCTAATGTTTTTAACTTAACATTCAAAAGAGGTGGGCAAAAACATCCATTCTTAAATTCATTCAAAACCGTAGCATTAAGATCAACATCTGTTAATTATTCAGCTCAAGGAAGGTATGCAACATATGAAGATGCAAGCCCAGTTCAACTAACTTTACAACTTAATTTTACTGAACTTAATCCTATATACAGCGAAGACTATCAAGATAATCAAGAATTTCCAGGTATTAATCAAGGAGTTGGATTCTGATGCCTTACTTTAGAGAACTACCAAATATACAATATCAAAATTTTTTAGAGACAGATAGCACTGGCTCACAAGATTTTATTACAATTAAAAATCTTTTCCTTCGTGGAAAATTGCGTGATGATTTACAAAATATACTCACGGTTTTTAACAAGTATGAAATATCTGAAAATGAAAGACCTGATCAAATAGCACAAAAGTTATATGGTGATCCCACATTGGATTGGGTTGTAAGGGTAACAGCCAATATTATTAATTATCAAAATGATTTACCTCTAAATTCACAAGAGTTGTGGGAATATATTAATACTAAATATGGTTCTAATGCAAATGATATTAGAGAATATAGAAGTGTAGAAATAAGAGATAGTAGAAATAATTTAATATATCCTTCAAATATAGTTGTTGATGAAGATTTTTCAGTAACTTATTTTGATACAGTTCTCAATACTTATGTAACAAAATCAGGATTAGATGCAAGAGATGGAGTAACTAATTTTGAATATGAAACAGAAATAAACGATGAAAAGAAAACAATATATGTATTAAGACCAGAATATCTCGGTCAATTTTTATCTGATATGAGAGATCTTGCTACATATGGATTTAATTCTGAATTTATTAATAGCAATACAATTAGAACAGAAAATACAAGAATAACTTCCCCATAAAAAAAGCCCCTTGCGGGGCTATATATCATTCAGCTAGACCTTGAAAATAGCTCATGACATCCTCATCATCATTAGATGGAGTGATATCTGGTGCATTGAAATCAGCTGGCTCACTGAAAGAAGTTTCTTCTTTCTTGAAAGCTGGACGAGCAGAACGAATTTGTTCTTCAACAGATTCATCGCCAGCATCTTCTTCAACAGCAGGGCGGTTAGTAGAACCTAGACCTAGAACTTGATTTAGACGCTTCTTAAGAACTTCATAGTCTTTGAATTGATCAGCAGCTACTAGTTCAGCAAGAGAGTACTCTTTATTCCAGATTGCTTCCATTGCACCATCATCGTCTAGAAGAGGCTGTACCTTGCCGAAAGTAGAGGAGTCATAGTTACGGTATCCAGCAACGTTCTTTGCCTTGAGGTTGAAGTTAGCACCCTCCCAGAAGTCGAAGGGATTGATTGGATCTTCATCTTCAAACTCAGGCTGCATAGCAGACATAATCTTATCAAAGATCTTCTTACCAAACTTGTAAAGAAAAACCTGACCTTCATTAGCAGGATTTGCAGAGTCCTTTACAACATAAACATTAGCAATATAAGTTAGCTTACGCTTCTGTGCTCGGGCTTGATCCTTACCAGCATCAGTTCCATTGTTCCATAGTTCTGAATTGTATTCAGATACAGGATCTTTTTGACCGAGAGTAGTTAGGCTATTTTCAATATACCAACCACCTTTACCTTGGAAGGCATGGCTGTATAGTTTTACAAAAGGCATATCCTCACCATCAGGTGCAGGGAGGAATCGTAGAACGGCATAGCCATTACCGCTCTTATCAACATCTAGTTTCCAAAAGCGGTCATCTACACCACCACCGCTTTGGTTATTCATCTTCTCTGCTTCTTTAACTAGCTTTTGAGTTAGAGCACCAAGAGAAGACTGCTTCTTTAGATTTGCGAAAGACATAGGATTGTTCGGATTCGTTGGATTACTGGCTGAACTTGTTCATTATACAGGATAATGGGTGGGATGCCAAGCCCCTCAGGGATATTAATTAAAATTCTTCTTCAATTTCATCTATTGAATCATTAACTCGGTCAAAAAATGTGAGAACATCAGCTGGAGTGGTAGGTTCTTCAAAACCCATTTCAACAAAATGCTCCGCAATATCTTTCATCATTCTTTTTGCTTCTGTTGAATTAGAAAGATGACAACGATAGTAAAGATTTTTTTGCTTCTCTATTAGTTCTCTTAATATTTTTACATGATCTTTTTTATCTTGATCGCTAGCAAATTCAGAATATTGAGCAAAAAGCATCACTTCCATTTGAAGATCGTTAATGTCTTCTACACATTTTTGAACTATTTCGGATTCAAAAAAATCAATTGACATACACCAAATCTCTCAATATTTTTTTGCATTTATCTATATCAATATTTAGGAAAGGTTTATAGTTTTTAATTTTATGACTTACGGTTTCCCATACAGGATCCTTTAATTTCTTATCTAACTTTTCTGAAAAGTTTAAAGCCTTGTCGATAATAGTAATAGTTTCTATCGATAGTTGCCCTCCCAAATAATTTTTAAGAATGGGAGGATGACCACTACTACAATTAAATATTTCAATAGGCTCATACTCTTCAAATAATGAAGAACATTGCTGGGTAAAGTGATATGTTAAACTTTGATGTTTTTTTAATAAATCTTGAAAATTCTTTTCACCGGCTCGCATGATTTCTCCTACCCAAATAGCTTCTGGGGTATCAGTAGCCACAAAATTTGCGATGAAGTACATTTTAATATCTTCATCTGAAAACTTACGACTCATGCGTTCAAAAAAATACTTATCTTTTCTTTTGTTAAATGCTTTTTCAGATGTTCTAGTCTTGCCTCCATACTTAAAGTAATCATATCTATTATCTGTAAAATGTTTTTTCATCGCCAGATAAGTTGTATAAACTTCGTATGGAGACATGATAGTTTTACGCATTTAGTTCAAATAGGCAACTTTGCTTTGCTAATGCTTTTCCCTTTCATAAAGTTAAGTCTTGTAGCATCAATTTTTAACTTTTCTTTGAGAGGTTTAGTCATTAACTTTGGAATTGATTCTAC